CTTCGTCTGAACTATGTTTGAATGATAATGGGCGCGAACACGCAGACTGTCAGTTTTAGTCTTGACAACATGCGCAATACGCTCACCAAAGTGTGGCTCAACCTCACACTTACACTCGTGAGTCAACTTATCACATTCACTGCAAAACTGGATAATATTCGATGGTTCCTTGAATGAATCCACAATAATGTCTTGCGAGTGAAAGTGATGTCTGCTTTGCTCAACCATTAAGCTCAAGAACTTATGGATTGAGATATTAGAATGTACAATTTCCCAGTTATTAAAGTTTTGTTTATCGAAGATTGGTTTCTTGACATCAATCAACCAGATGTCATTAACTTCTTCCAAACTTCCAAATTCATCGATAACTTTCTGTGAATCCAACATCCCATCGGTGGTATATTCGGGACGTGTTTTTAGATCCACATGTACATGTGCTCGACGCAAAACAGATGCCTGATTATAAGAGGTAATACCAGCATGCAAATCCTCAACGTTGGTAGTAATTGTGAGGCATGCGGGCTCAATAGAAACTTTACCTTTATTTGCTAGATCAGCCATGACCGCGGCTTCTCTAATGTTATTGCAAATCTTAATAATCCAATCCGATGGGGCAGTCTCCCAGAATGCGGAGCGTGTGTTACCGTAATCGTCAATCTTGATTCCAGTAACATACGAGCGGTAGGTATTCATGTGTTTATCCTTCTCATTTAATGTCACAATGTAGTCGGATGTACAAGGTTTACCATTCGCTTTCAATACAGTAGCCATGGTCAAGTCGGCAAAAGTTGACTTACCAACACCTGAGCCACCGTAAATCTTAACACAAAAGGGAGCCTTCCTAAGACCTCCCTTAACACGGAGTGCTGCAAATTCGGCACTCATCTTGCTCAATGCTTCCCATTTGGTCTGAACTATCTTCTTCTCTGTTCCAGACGGCATGGTTTTGTAGAGATTCGCAAGCTTCTCAATCAAGACAGTCAGTTCTTTGTCAAATTGAGATTCGGATTTGCCTTCGAATTTCTCCAGGTTTCCATTCCTGGCATATTCAAACTCGGTACATTTCTCGATATAGGCCTCTTCGATTTCGACAATTTCAGAGGAAGAGAAAAAGATGGGACGAATAGATCCTTGAAGAAAGCATTGGTAAGCGCCTTCAGCAAAGAAAACCGTAGTTTCAATTAAAGCATCGACGAAGTCAATTGCAGAAACCTGTTTCTCGCTAGCACGGACTGCAAAGACTTCGAAATTGCCCAAAGTCACGACTTGACTGTCAATAACTCCGAGCGTAACCATCAAAGATAAGACACGGGAAACTTTTTTGAATGATGGTGAGTTAGTTAGTAGTTTCCAATCGGTCAATCCTGAGATCATTTGATTAAGCCACTCTGGTCGCGCTGAGGAATCCTGAGGTGTAAAATCTGCGAACAAATTTTCAGCAATTCCTTTAAGCTGCGTGGTCAGAGAAGCCTGAGAATGTGTTTTGGCATATAACAACAATACGGAAGTAAATCCTTTTACGGTAGATACTTCACTCAATGCCAAATACAGAGCCACTAGTCCTTCGATCTTGGACATAGCGACATCTGATAATTCCTTCTGCAAAATAGAATGCAAGCCTGTGACAGAACTTAAGGCTTTGAAGGACTGTGGAGAGTAGACAGTCTCCACATCTTTGATCAACTCGAG